CAGTTAGTCCATCTATTTCTATTTCATTGAGTCCATCAATTTCAGAAAGTTCTAGTATTTCCGCCAGCGTTTCCCCAAGTATATCATCTTCTTTAAGTCCTTCGATTTCTGCAAGCGTTAGTCCTTCTTCAAGCATATCGGCAAGTCAATCTCCTTCTATTTCTGAAAGCATATCTCCATCTGCTTCTCCTTCTGAAAGCGAAGATGAATTAACGTTAGAAGATTCTTATAATCTTAAAATATCAACAGATATTGAAAAAGATAATAAATATACTGTTTTAGTTGATAACGAATTAGAGTCAAAACAAGCGTCTTATAAAATAAACATTGAAAATGAATTTGAAAAAGGAAATAAGTATTGCATTAGCAATGAAAACGAAGGAACTCTTGACAATGAATATTTTGTAAATGTAATAGGAGACGTTTCTAAAGATTTGAGTTATTTATTATCAGTTGAAAAAGAAATAACAAAATCTACTAAATATAGTTTATCTACATTAGAAGAATTTACTAAGTCATTGACTTATTCAGTAGGCGTTTCCTCTGATATATCCATTACTAATAATTATTTAATATCTGTTTTAGGGCAATTACAAAAATCAAGTAAATATTCTGTATCAATAAACAAGGAATTTACAAAAACAAATAAATACTCATTAGGAGTGTCCTCTGAAAAAACATTAAGTTGTTCTTATAACATTGGATTAAGTACAGATAACGAATTTACTTTAGCGTTAAAATATACAGTAAAATGTTTTCCTTTTACAGTTTCTAAATTTAGTTACACGAGTAAAAGTGGATTGTTTTCAAGAAAAAAAATTACTGATTTTGCTGATGATTTTGATTGAAAAAATATATAAAAGTATGTTTTACTGCTATTGAAATTATCGTTATAATATAATTAGAATACAAAAATAAAAATATGGCAACTATTGCAAAAGGATATACAACTAAAACAGAAATAGAAAACTTCTTAATGATAAACATCAATGAAGTTTTTGATACTCAAGTTGATTTGTATATTTCAGAAATAGAAAATGTTATTGACAATGAAACAGGTAGAAATTTTATAGCAGATTCAACTGCTTCGGAAAGATTGTTTGATGGAGACAATGAAAGTAATTTATTGATAGATGATTGTATTGAAATAACAAAAATAGAAGTAGACGGGGAGGAAATTACAGATTATTTTAAATATCCTTCCAAAACAAATTATCCAATAAATGAGATTGCTTTGGAAGATGGTGTTTTTAACAAAGGTCGTCAGAATGTTGCGGTTACTGCTAAATGGGGATTTAGTGCTGAAGTACCTAAAGATATTAGATTAGCGTGCACTGTGTTGGTATCTAATATTTTAGGACTTTTCTTGAATGGCGATGATAAAGTTAAGACATTATCTATGGGGTCTTATTCAGTAACATATAAGGATTTAGAAGTTATCACTGATGTTAAAAACATAAAAGAGATACTTCGTAAATACCAAAGAATGATATGATTCCAATTCCTAATTTTTTTGATAGCGAAGTTGATGTTTATAGACTTTATGCAGACACAGACGAAAGTCCTTCAGATACAGAAGATTTTATACTTATCGAAGAGAATGTTGTTTGTTCGTTTCAAGCGTTAAGTGATAGTTATTATCAAGATTCAACTGGTGCAAGCACAAAAGATTATACAATGTTCACTCAGGAACCTAATATTGTAGAAGGAGATAAAATAGTAGCTGAAGATTTAAAATTTATTGTTAAAGGAATAAAATCGTATGATTTAAGAAAATATACTTTAAGAGAAATATCAATTTCTTCAATACAATAAAATGGAAATTAAAATAGAGTGTAAAGAGTTAAACGATTTAATAAATCAATTCAAAAAATATCCTGAAACCTCTGATGATAATATAGCTAATGTTTTTAATTCAATTCTTCCTCAAATAGAATCTTCTGCAAAAAGAGAGGCTCCTGTAAGAACAGGAAGATTGCGGTCTGATATTAGAACTTCGTTTGATAGAGGTAAGTTACAAGGAAAAGTGTTTAATAATGTTACTTATGCCCCCTATGTTCACGAAGGAACAAAAAGAATGAAAGCAAGACCTTATTTACGAACCGCTATATTTGGACAAAAAGTAAATGAATTAAAACAACAACTGTTAAAAAAATTCTTAAAAAAATGATTCAAACAATAAAAAACAAATTAGTAGAATTATTACTAACAGTTCCTGAGATAAAAGATGTTTATACATATCCAGAAATGAGTCCTAAAAATGGGTATCCATATATTTATATAACTTGGGAAAAAAACGAATCAGATGTTTTAACAAATAGAAATGATAATGTATATGTTTCTTTTAAAATAGTATTAGTTCAAGAAAAAAGTGAAGTTTTAAAAGGAAGTGCAAATGCGGAAATAACATCTGACGACAGAGTAGATAAAATAGAAAAATTGTTTCGTGATAATAATGATTTAGGATTGACCGGAGTATTGAGAATATTTCCAGCGGAGTCAACAAAAACATACGACACGGACGCAAAAAGAATAATAGTGGAAACTTTATTAAAAATCCACACAGTAGAAAATATAACTTATTAAATAATATAATAATATGACAATGTTCACAAAAAGAAAAAATGAATTAGGTATTGCTATTGAGGAAGTTGCAGGAACTCCTGTTGCCCCTACTCATTACATTCCTTTTCTTGATTGCACTTTGAATAACAAAATAGAAATTATTTCAGATGAACAAGCAAAAGGAACTCGTTTTGGTGAGGGTAGCGATTCTATCATTGGCAAGAAATCTGGGGAAGGAAAAATAGAAGTAGTGTTAGACCCGACAACTGCTCCTTATTGGTTTGCGTTAGCTATGGGTTCTATCGTTTCTGAGGCTAAAGGGCAACAGTTTGCTCATACTTGCGCATTGAGCGATTCAAATGAACCGCTAACTGCTACTATTTGGAGAAATATTGGTATAGACACTGTTCAATTTTCAAACTCTGTAATTAGTTCGTTTGAAATGAGTTTTGCTGATAATGTTGCTAAATTATCAATGGATATAATTTCTAAATCAGGAACAACTCAAAGCAGAACATCTTCTTTGACAACTGACTTGGAACTGTTCACTTTCAAAAATGCAACAGTCACTATCGGAACTACTGAAATAAAAGTTGAAGATTTCAAGCTTAAAGTTGATAATGACCCAGAATCTTTATATGCACCTGGAGATAATGATGTTGATAGGATTGCTGTTAAAACTCCTAAAATAACTGGAAGTTTTAAACTTGTTCTTGAGAGTGACGACCAATATGACGCTTATAATGGGTTAGAAAAACAAGCGTTATCAATAGAATTTGAGGGTGCTACTGATACTATAGAAATAAATTTACCTCAGATAAGAATTGATGGGTGGAGCGAGGATGGTGGAAATGATGATTTAGCTCGTGAAGCTATTGATTTCGTAGTAGAAGAATCTGACGAATCAGGAGAAGAAATTCCTATGACGGTTGTTATTACAAACAGCGTTGAGGAATATGCCCCTGCGGAATCATAAATTAAATAAAAATTAACGGCCAGAGTATCACTTAAAAAAAGGTACTCTGGTCACAAAAAAAATGAACAATACAATGGAAACAAAAACAGTTACAACTCCTGTAAGCAAAAAAGAAATAGTTTTAAAAGCGTGGATTACTGGTGCTGAATTTGATGAAATTCAGAAACCTTTTATGAATACAAAAATGAAGTTATCTCAGAACGGAGTAATTGAAGGCGGTGAGATTGAAGCAGGTAAAGTTGGAAACGAGGTAACTAAAATATCAATAGAAACAGTTGTTTTGTCTATTGATGGAATTACTAAAAACTTATTTGACGAAGCAAGGAAAATGCGTAATTCAGATTATCAATTTTTATTGACTGAGGTTAATAAAATTGTAAGGGATGAAGATTTTTTAGCACAAGCCTCGAAAGTAAAAGATGGTATCGCTTAGGGAAAATGACAACAGAAATGGAAATGGTAGCGATATGCCAAGAATTTCATTGGGATTATCATACTTTCAGAAGTCAACCAAGACGGTTTATCGAAATGATTAGAAATAAGATGGAAGTAGATTCTGATAACCTTAAAAACAACAATAAAAAATAATATGGCAGAGGAAAAATTATCATTTATATTAGAGGCAAAAAACAATGCGAAAGCGGCGTTAGAAGAAATAAAAAATCAATTAGAAGGTGTTAAAAATAAATTAGACGGGGCTTCAGAATCTTCTAAAAATTTAAACAAATCTTCTGAATTGATTAAACCAGTTGCAACTGCAATAGCAGGATTATCATTGGCCGCTGGTGCTTTTGGTGTTGCTTCTTTAAAAGCGGCTGGAAATTTTCAACAATCCCAAGTAGCGTTCACTACGATGTTAGGGTCTGCTGAAAAAGCGAATACTCTTTTACAACAAATAACAACCTTTGCTTCAGATACTCCTTTTGAATTAACAGATATTCAAAATGCTTCTAAATCAATGATTGCATTTGGTATTGCTTCCGAAGATGTTATTCCAAGTTTAACAAATATTGGAAATATCGCTTCTGGTATTGGTGTTCCTATTCAAGATTTAGCAGTTATCTATGGAAAAGCAAGAACACAAGGAACATTATTCGCCGAAGATATAAATCAATTAACAGAGAGAGGTGTTCCTATTATTGCTCAATTAGCAAAACAATTCAATGTTGCCGAAGGAGATGTTAAAAAGTTAGTTTCTTCTGGTAAGGTTGGTTTTTCTGATTTAAAAATTGCGTTTGAACAAATGGGAGGGGCTGGCGGTCAATTTGGAGGGTTGATGGACGCACAATCAAAAACATTAAATGGGTCATTGAGTAATTTGGCTGACGCTTGGAATCAATTTTTAGTTACAAGTGGGCAACCTTTGCTTGAAACAGCAACAGTTGCAATTCAAGGATTTACTTCGTTTATACAAAATACGCTACCGCAAATTCTTACTAATTTTCAAAACTTTTTTGGTTATCTTGAAAATAACCAATGGATTATTTACACAGTTGCCGGTGCGATTGGCGGAGTTTTAGTTATGGCGTTTGTTGCTTCGTTACCTGCTATTTGGGGAGCTGTTACTGCTTTCGGAGCATTGGCTATTGCTATGGCTCCTTGGGTTATAGGAGGTGCTATAATTGGAGGAATTGTTGCTGGAATAGTTTGGATTGTTCAGAATTGGGAATTAGTAAAAACAAAAGCAAGTGAAATATGGAACGCAATACTATCTGAATTATCTATAATTTGGAACTCTTTAACATCAACTGTTCAAAATGTTTTTAGTGGTATTACTGAATTTTTCACAAATATATGGAACAATATTAGTTTAGTGTTTAATACTATGTCCGCTTTTGCTGTTGGAGCAGTGATAATGATTTTTAATGCTTTTGGTATTGATATAGTCGGTATTTGGGGGAAGATATTATTATTTTTTCAGACGTTATGGAATAATATAAAATCAATATTTAATATTGGATTAAATTTAATAAATCAATTATGGACTTCCGTTTGGAATGGTATGGTTGGATTTTTTACTCCTATTATAGAAGGAATAAAAACTGCATTAGAAACAATGTGGAAATGGATAAGCGATAAATTTACAGAATATACAAAACCAATAACAGATTTATGGTCTGCTTTATGGAACGGTCTTGGTAATGTTGTTACTGGTGTATTTGAAGGAGTTAAAAATACTGTAAAATCAATGTTTAATTGGGTTATTGATAAAGTAAACGGAGTAATCGATTCTATCAATATAGTAATACAAAAAGGAGCAGATACTCTTCATATAAAAGCAATAACAATTCCTAATATACCTGCATTGGCAACTGGAGGAATTATATCATCTCCTACTTTAGCAATGATTGGAGAAGGTAACAATGATGAGGCAGTTGTTCCTTTACCGAGCAATTGGAAAACAAATGGATTTGGTTCTTCGCCTTCTGTTATTGTAAATGTTATGGGAGGGTATTATCTTTCAGACCAAGCCGCAGAAGAGTTTGGAGATATTATAATGGAAAAATTATCAAGAACAATGAAATTAGCTTAAAATAATGGATATAACTATAACAATAAACAATGTAGATAGAACTGATGATATTTTAATAGGTTCTATTTCAAAAACAGACGCTATAAATGAGGAAAAAGATTCTCTTTCTTTTACTGTTTGGAAATACGCTGATAGAGGATTCATACCAGAGGTTAATCAAGATGTTGTTTTAACCATTGATAGTAATATTGAATTTGGTGGTGTTATAACAAACATCAAAAAAACAATTAAAGACGGAAATATTGTTATATGCGAAGTTTCTTGCGATGATTATACACAAAAACTCGATAGAATGTTGATTAAAATGAGTTTTACTAATAAAACAGTATCTTATATTATAGGAGAGTTGGTTTCAAATTATGCAACAGATTTTTCAACAAACAATGTAGATTGCGATGTTATAATAGAAACTGCATTATTTAATAGAATGACTTTCCCAGAATGTTTGCAAAAATTAAGTGAAGCTACTAATTATTATTGGTATGTTGATTATGAAAAAGATATTCATTTTTTTGCAAAAGAAACCAATGTTGCTCCTTATTCTATAACAGACACAAATGGAAAATATATTAGAAATTCTTTAACTTTATCAGACGACTTAACTCAACTTAGAAATGCTGTATGTATAAGAGGAGGCGAGGAAAGAGGAGAAGAAAGAACGGAAACGTACACTGGAACAGATGGGCAAACAACATTTACTTTAGCTTGTAAATTCGCCGAACTCCCTGTTGTAAACGTTGACGACAGTGAGGTTGATGTTGGTGTTGATAATCTTGATAAAGAAGAGGATTATGACTGTTTCTGGTCTTATGAACAAAAATCATTAAGATTTAAAGTTGATATGACTGGAAAAAAAGTAGAAGTTACAGGTATTCCTTTGTGGAACATTATTATAAAAATTCCTGACCCTGTTTCTATTGCTAAATATGGTACTTTTGAGTTTTTTAAAGAAGATAAAACAATAACAAGTAAAAAAGAAGCAAGATTATATGCTATCGCACAGTTGAAATCATATAAAGACAGTGTATTAGAAGGATCGTTTAAAACAAATACAACAGGACTTAGAAGTGGACAAATAATAAATATAAATTCAGATTTAATGGGAGTAGATGAAGATTTTGTTATTCAAAAAATAACAATGAAATTAAAATCTAATGAAAAAGCAGAATGGAGTGTTAAATTAGCCACAATGAGAACTGTTGGAATAATTGAACTTCTTCAAAGACTTATCAGAGCAAGAGAAATTAAAATTTATGATAATGACAATTTAGAATATCTTATTCAAATCGAGGATACAATAGAATCAACAGATTCTTGCACTTATCCAAGCTCTGTAATATCTCCTCCTTATTATTATGATGATGGAGGAGCTACCCCTGAATTGAATATAGGTAAATGGAATTTATCGACTTATGTATAATATTAAAACAAAAAGCCTTTCACAGGCAAAAGGAAAATATAGATTCAAGAAATATAAAGCAGGAACTAAAGAGTTGCTTTATACTACTCCTTGGACTAAAAATTTAGTAGTTTCCAGTGAAAATAGAGGAGTTAATATATTCATAAAAAATATGCAAGGTCTTTTTACATATAATCCTCAAATAACTTCAGCAAGTATTGGAAAAGGAACAACCCCTGCTTCTGATAGCGATACCGATTTAGAAACTCCTATTTTAGAAGATATATTGGTTGCTACTTTTGAAGAAACTGATTTAGAAACATTAACTATTACATTCTTCATACCAGATTCAGAATTAGACAATGATACATATACTGAGTTTGGTATGTTTTGTGGAACACAACTATTCGCAAGATCTATAATAACACCGTCGTATGTTAAAGGAAGCAACGAAGATACACAATGCGAATACGTTATAAATATAAATAATTAAAATATATGGCAATTATAGCAGGACAAACTATTGTGGCAAGTGAAATAGTGTCAGCATTGGCAACAAAAGTAAATAACACAGGAAACGAAACTATAGACGGAATAAAAACATTTAGTAGTATTCCCGTATTACCAGATTCAACTCCGACTACAGATAACCAAGCAACAAGAAAAAAATATGTTGCTGATTTAGACTCACAAAATGTTAAATTATCAGGAGAACAGACTATTACAGATATAAAAACATTCGGTTCTATCCCCGTCCTTCCCGCCAGCGACCCGACTACGGATAATCAGGCGACAAGAAAGGCGTATGTTGACACAAAAGGAGCGTTGGAAAAAGTTGGAGTTGGCAAATATGCGAATTTAACTTACGAAAATTATCAACTTTTATTTGGGGTGGCGGCCGGAGCGTGGGCAACGAATAATGGTTCGCCAACTTACAGAAACACAATATTAAAACTC